GCCACCGTCGTTGGTTCTGATACCAGCCCGGCAGTTCCGCGTGTCTCCGGCATTATTAGGGTTGCTGATGCGTTTCGGACTCACCATTTTAAATTGTGTCCGGAAGAGCCGCGTTGAATCACTGTCCCAGGTGGGCTGGACACACAGCTCGCCGTTAAATGCGTGGGTCGCAACACCTTCACGGATCATCATCGTAAACGTCCGCTTGCGCTCAGCATCGATCCCGCAAAAATCGTCTTCAGCATATTCATACCAGGCAGCCTCCACCTCCCTGGCAAATGCGCGGCTTTCTTCTTCTTTGATACCGAGATAACGCCAGCTCGGGCAGTAACTCAGCCGGAAGAAAGAACCGACAATGTGGTCCTGATGAAGCTGCACGGCGTTTGCTGCGTAACCGTTATTTCTCACCAGATCGTCAGCCCGCGCATTACCCCGGGAGAAGTTAGGCAATAACGCAGCATCCGCGCTTTCGCTCGGCGGGTTCCAGGCGCGTAACTGGCCGCCAAAGCCACCAGCGCCACCGTGATACCCGGCGTAGTCCCGCAATGCGGTTTTACCGTCCGGCCCTAACAAAGCAGGTGTTTTCATGCGTAAAATCCTGCCGGTCCCCGGCGTCGTTGAGTGATGCCAATTTGTGATTCAAGCTCGGCAATGTATTTTTTCAGGTCGGTTACTGAGGTGGCGGTGAACTCAACCCGCCGGCCGTCCTTTTGAACCGTTGCCACTCGCTTGCCCATCATGAGGTCATGCAACGCAGCGCGAGCGGCATCCAGATCGGTCTGTGTCGCCATTATTCGTCTCCAGATAATGCCCGGGCATAATCCGCCAGGGTCTTGTTATGGGTTCGTCCCCCTTCTTCCTCCAGCAGGCTGGCCAGAAGAGAATCAAGATTTAACTGCCAGCGCGAAATACTGATCCGAAGCGCCGCCAGCGCATAAACGAAGCAGTCCAGAGCCTCGTTTCGTCGCTTTTTGCTGTCCCATAGGATCTTCTTCTTACCGTCCACCCATTTTTCAACCTGCTCCTCAGCGGTGAGCTGCTGTGCTTCTGCCAGGTCGTAAACGTCGGGGTTGTTTGGGAAATGCACAGCACCGGCAAGGGGTTCATCACCTTCTGGCTGCAAGGTAAAGCGGTTGTAGATCTGCTCTTTCGCTGTGTCCGTCCCGACTTCCGTCAGATACACGCCGTTCTTGTTCCGTTTGCGTGGCATGCTGGCCACCGGTTTGCCATAAACAGAGGCCCCTTTGATGGGGATAAGACGAAACAGGCCGTGCTGTTTCGAGCGGTTGTATACGATGGTTGGATCGATGCCGCCGATATCCCAGCAAATACGGGATATCGACATTTCGACGCCATTTTTCCGGGTGTATGCCCTGTTTATGGCCTCATCCACCCTGATGAGGGTCGCTTCATCGTCATGCCGACCCATGATGATCTGCCGGTCAATCAGCCAACTTTCTTCACCCGGCCCCCATCCCCAGACGCGCATCTCATAGCGATCAAGCTGTGAGTCAATGCCAGCGGTCAGGTAGGCCACACGATCAGGTACTGAGGCAGAAAAGTGTTCTTTCCTTTCTGCCATCACGTCCGCATCCGGGCGTTCGCCAATCTTCGGCTCCCATGTCTCACCTAGCGTGGTATTCACGAAGGTTTTACGCTTACCGGTATCCCCTTTCGTCTTGATCCAGTCTTTGACTATCTGCACCCAGGTAGTAAACGGACTGTATGCCGTCCAGATGTGGAAAGTGACGCTGTCTGGCGGTTCAATGTCGGTACCAGAGGATGCAAACCAGTTCAGCCCATCGCGTGTCCAGATCCCCGTCTCATCGCAGATGTAGCGCGCCTGTGAGAAATCCAGCTCCTGCTGCTTAATGACGCAGGCATTATGCTCGCAGAGGTAAAAGACGCTGGCCGGTTCACCAGGCATCCACTTAAACCCGAATGGCGTTTCCTTGTCGCCAAACTTCAGATATTGCTCTTCCCCACAATGAGGGCAGGCAACGTGAAAACGCATAAAATGCCCGGACTCACTCGCGGCACGCTCAATCTGGCAGGTTCCTTTTAGCTTTGGCGTGGAGCCACGGATTGACTTCGGCCAGACAGAGCCCTCAATACGTTTATCACCGAGGAAGGTGGGCGAGCCCTCTTTCTCAATATCTTCATCAAATGCTGCCAGTTCATCGTAGCCGGCCACATCAACTGATTTCTCACGATAGTTTTTCGCGGCTTTGCCACCCAGACACCAGAAACCGCGACCGTTGGAAAAGCGCTTCATACTGAGCGTATTGTCGCGGTTCTTTTTGCCGTACCACGGCGCGAGCGATAAAAGCGAGGGGATATCACGGATAGTGGGCTCAACATGAGACTTCATGAAGTTCTCAGCATCGCCATCGGTTGGCAGCCAGATCAGCGAATTTCGCTGCTTGTGTTCGATAAAGTATGCATACACGCCGAGCAGCATTTTCGAGTAGCCAACACGGGCAGATTTAACGACATTCACCTCTCGGATATAGTCGTTACCCATGGCATTCATAATGGCTATCTGGAAAGGAAGCGTAACCCAGCGCCCTTCCTGATACGCTGACTCTTTAGGGAGATAATAATGCGCATCAGCCCATTCAACAGCTGTCAGTGGTTCAGGCCGAAATAGCGAACGGAGCCCTGCCTGAGCAGAGTACCGCAGCCCTTTAATCTGACTGTTCGATATATTCACTCAGCAACTCCGGTATTATTTCATCCAGCGCAGCTGCCTTGTTCATGGCTTTAATGATGTCCTTCTTCAGGAAATCAATGTGCCGGTTTTCCAGTTCGGGGAAACGCCGCTGAACTGATAGAGGAACGCCATCGAGGATACTGGCTATTTCTCCGGCCACCCGCGATAACACGAACGTGCAGAATGCGGTTTCCACCACCTCAGCGGTGTCTTTTGCATTTTTCAATTCCTGCGTGTCGGCCTGCGCCCTGATGAGTCGGTGACGTTCATAATCAATCGTACCGGGTTGAAGATCCGACTCCGAAGCGATTCGCAGATCTTCGACTTCTTTCCGCAATTTCTCATTTTCAATTGCGGCATCACGGGCGGAATACCACTCAATAACCGCCGCAGAATCATAGAGCACCTCATTACCTTTTCCGCCACCACGGGCAACTGGCATCCCCTGATCCTGCCAGTTCTGAATGGTGCGAACACTGACGCCAAAAATCTCAGAGAGGCGTTTTTTGTTTACCTCCATGGCTCACTCCATGCGCAAAACAGAGAAAGGAAACGACATCGAGTAATTTGCCTGTTATCGGACTCTGCCGCTTCCTTTCTTTTCAGGGGGTGTTTTCAGTAAAAACAGGCAATTAGCTAGAAGAAGAACGGAAACGACTAAAACCGAAAAAATCTCATAAATAGCGAGAATCTGCGCGGTCGCCGCCCCGTAGTACACCGATATGCCGGAAAGGACCCGTAAACGATAACAGTTACCATTTACATATGAGGATTAACGACTGCGGGAATTCCAGATCAGTCCACCGGGCTGACATTCTTTCTGAATGGCTTTACGGACAACTTCGGTTAAGTCATCCAACCCCCTGCGGTCTTCCAAGGATTCTTCATTACCAACAAAATCTATTGGAAGGAACTCGTGGACAATCGGCTTATCATCCTCTCCAATGCGCAACCCAAACAACGCGTAGCCAGTTGGCACAATTACTTTGAGCGTTTTACGAAATGGGGATTCGGTATATCCATTTAAAACTGTGCTACCGACCATCAGTGCATCCTCAAGCGACGCACCTTTCTTAATTGCATAAATGTGTACGCGATACTTATCGCCACGTTTCACAATTGAACCAGAGTGATCTCGGCTGACAGTTCCTAAAACTGGAATGGTTACAGACACATCACATACTCGATAGCTGTTGCTCATTTTCATTTCCTTTTAGGTGTGAGCCTGTCGCACGACAATATCTCCCCAATTACCGAGGACGATTCGCCCACCGCTGGCCATATTAACAACGACGCCCTTCTCGCCCACTGTGACTGAGTCACCAGAATTATTCTCAAATTTCATAAAACACCTTTTGATGAAGCGATTACTTGCCCTTAGCTCGTGCCCATAGCATGCAACCGTTTAGGGTGATTGAAATTGCCAGCAGCATGAAGAACGCTGTCGGATACGCGAAAAAGACTAAGGGGAGATTACACATTTGATTATCCTTCTGGGTGCATTATCACAGGCACTCAGTGAATGCCTGCTGTAATGCCTTAGCCCAGCTTGGCGCGTACCAGCGCATCTTTGGCTTCGAGCAGCTTGCGGAGGCCTGCTGATTTTTCCGCACCGTCCGGAAGTGACTCATCCATCAGTGTCGCAAGATCGCCAATTGGCTTACTTACCTCCTGTAAGTGAGCCGGGAGATGCTGATACGCAAAATACTTAATGATTGGAGATGACATTCTTTACCCTCTATTAGTAAAAAATC